TAATTAGTCGAAGGGAGTACAAAAGATCTCTATGTAGAAAGAGTGCCCTTCTCGCATAGTCACTATGTTTTGATTGTTTGTTTTTACTTTAAATATACCCACCGTTAGCTCTAGACGGTGGGTTTTTTTATACCCCAGATACTCTTGGATTATATGTAGATTTTAATCTCTTTGAAATAAAGTCTGATGATCTTCCGTAATTCATTATCTGTTTGTGTTCGGATATAAACGCACCAAGATACTGCGGTTTTAATACTTTTATTTTTCTTTTCTCTTCATTAAGTTTATTTTCATAATCATAATTTGTAATTTCTATCACAGGATTAACTGTTATAATAGTATTTGTATAGTTTCGATATTTAAAAGTAAAATTTTTATCAACTTCTAAACCAGCTGGCATTACAACACGATTAAATTCATCAACTATTTTTCGAGTTTCATGATGATGAGTAGCAAGTATGTTTTCTTCCGATCCATATTTTTCTAAGATGTATGAATGTAATTCATTACTATCCAAAGGCCATTGATCTCGAATGTTTATAATATTGTTTGTTGTTAGTATGACCCAATCTAATTCAGAATCATCATATAATTCTTGAGCGAGAACATCAGGTCTTTGTTGATCTTGAACGTAATAATAATCAAATCCAGTGATTGACTGATCTACATCACTTCTCAATTTAGATCTTTTAAAAATATTTTTTACAGTAATTCTATCCTCAATTTTATTACGAGTTGGTAATAATGATGGATAAGATATATTTGGTAGTTCTTGAAAGTATGCCATTAGTAACCTACTGCGTCGATTGGAACTGGTCTCAAGTCTGGTCTGCCTTCATCATAGTTAAATACATTTTCATCATAATCTATATCGAAGATTGGTTCGAGTTCTGCAAATCTTAATGATAATGTGATAGAAACAGGTTGTCCCCTATCATATGCATTCCACATTCCATCTGGTGTGTAGTTTACTGCAGAACCAGTACAAGCACACGTTTTAATTCGAAGAACAGAATTATTTTCATCATCACCATCGAAGAAAAAGTTACCACCATCCTTTGTTGTTTTAAATATAATATCAAAAACGTTTGGTGTTCCTAAAAAGTAAGATGCACCTCCAGTTTTTGTACCTATTGCTTTTTTAGGTGCCATACCTTGTTTGAAAAATCTAATTATATTATTTACTCTGGTTGCCTCTTCACGACTACGTGGAGTCATTTTCCATGAAAATGTAAATTCTCTGAGTGTTGGTGAATTGAATAATAATGCAAGATTATTATTTGGAACAACACCTTGACCTCTTGCAAGAACAGTTTCTGGAGATATGCCAAATTGTGCAGCATTTAAAAGTGCAGATCCCGCAAGTGTTCTTCCAAGGACATTTAAATTAGTTCCTTGTGTGGTAGCACTTTGAAAAACCTCTCTAACTTTTTTAATAAATTGATCATCAGTGACAGCATTTCCAAATCCACCAATAATTTGTCGTGCTTTCCCAAAGTTCCCAGCCTTTTTAAAATCTTCACTGTCGAAAACACCCTTCTCCCCAAAAAAAGCATCAGCAAGATTATCTGTTGCTCCGAATACTGCAGATGAAACTGCTGCAGTTAATGCATTTAATTGATCCGCACCCCAAGAAACATTATTTGAATCTGCCAAACTATTCGGCATTGGTAATTTAACTAATCCTAAAAAATCTTCTGCTAATCTTGGTGCTCCTGTACTAACACCCTTAGTTAGTATATTGTCAAAAGTAGTTTGTTCATCTTCTGATACATCATTTCTAAAAAATAAACCCTTATTTGGTGGTCGATAAGTAAACTGATTGATTTGCATATAGTCTTGTGAATTACCAAAGTCTGCATCTAATGGGTATGTTAAATTTCTTAGATGTAGTTTTCTAATTATATTATCAACCTTTCCAAATTTTAAATCTGCATCTGTAGTTCCATCTTCTGTAATAGAGTTTGAAGAGTCTTGTCTTCCTATTGGAATTCCATTAGCATCATATTTAATATTTGAATTTAAATCTCGTGGATCGCCAGCATTAACTAGATTACCATCAATATTTGGTGGTATTTCAGCACCAGTAAAATCATATGGATATGTTAACATATTATTCTCTACTGCTTTTTCTAATTTTTCTTGAGCAACTGTTATATCATTATTAGTTAACTTCTTTGAACTAGTATTATCTGTAAATGCTCCTCCACCTTTACTCGTAATACCTTCGTACACATCAACTTGTGTATCTACTTCTGTGATTGTGGTGGTTGTTTGATTTCCATTACTCTTGACTTCATACTTTGTTCCATTTTCACCATCAAATTCTGCAACTGTTGCCTTATGTTTCTCCCTTAATGCTTGAATTCTTTTTGCTCTCGCTTCTGGTGATGTACGACGATCAAATTCATTAGGATCATTAGTTATAATATCCGTAGATACGCTTGTTGATGAATTTTGTGTAACAATTATTCGTTGTGTTGTCATTTAAATACTATCCCAAGCGTTTTCTGGTGATACCTTCTGACCATATTTATTCGAAAAATTTTCAGTTACTAATTGTGTGATACTTAAATACTCTTCTGGGTCAGGTGGAATGATAAAAGTGTCGCCCATATTGCTAATAAAATATTTGTGTAAAGTCTTTTTTGGTAAGGTCGCACCTATCTTATTTACCAAACTCTGTGCAACTCCACCACGATAGGATGGATTTAGATAGTGTAAATTACCGCCAAGCATCTTATCTCCTTGAAAATCCATCACATACACGAGTGGTCTGCGATCATAAAATGGATACTTCTCTGGAAAAGATGCGGTGTATGTGAAGTAACAAAGTTCTCCTATCTCTGGAAAACGAGTCTCTGCAACATCAGAAAGTTCAATATACAATTCATTTGCAAACCAATCTGGAGTGGTATTTGATTCGCCTTCTGCTTTTTCTCTGATTCTTTCTCCTATACTCATTTGATACCTAGATTATCTTCCGTCATAATCTTAAATTCAAAGTTGCGATCAGCACAGAACTCTCGTGCTGCTTTCCACTTTGCCTGATTGACTGCATATGTTTTGACAGAATGAGCCCATGCCTTTGTTCTTTTCTTTGGATTGGTGCTCGGCATCTTTGTTTCTTTCTTTGGTTTAACTTCTACGACCATAGTTCTTTTGTTTCCTTTCTTATCGATATATTTAAGAAAGAAATCTGGGAAATAACGATGAATACGGTTGTCAATTGGAGAACGATAAGGAATCCAGAACTCTTCTGACTGCCATTCACTCACTGTCTCATTCAAGTCACAGTAGTTCATAAATTTTCTTTCCCACAAAGACCTATAAATAATATTTTGGGGATTCCCTTTATACTTTTTCGGGTATCTTGGGTAATACTTTCCTTTATATGACATACATATATTAACAGGATCAATTTAAAAACTATTTAGATGGCAATAAAATCGGAAGACTTATATTTAAGTATACCTAATGCGAGTCCAATATTTTCAAAACTGGCAATCTCCAGTCAGTTTAAAGTATCATTAGATCTTGTTCGCACTTCCATAACTGGTAGTAATGTTGGATTATTTCAACATTTAAGTAATTGTGGAATATTTAATGACACGACATCTACAAGTCAGAAGTATGATTTTCTTTGTTCATCAGCATCTTTGCCTGGTTCTAACTTTAATATTTCGGAGGAGTTAGGGAGTCGTCAAGGAATGACAGAGAGATTTGCAACAAGAAGAATATATAACGAATTTGATTTAACTTTTTATATTGATAATGATTATAATGTATTACGTATGCTTGAAGAGTGGATGAATTTTATTAATCCAGTTTATAATCAGACAAATGGTAGATATGATGGAGCTGAATCAAGTCAATTGGACGCATATCAAGAAAGAAATACATATTCAAGATTCAGATACCCAGATGATTATCGAAGAAAAATAAGAATTACTAAATTTGAAAGAGACTTTCTACAAAATCCAAATGATAAGAACAATACTTTCAAGAATATGCCACTGTTAACATATCATTTTATTGATACGTTTCCAGTTAATATCAATGCGGTTCCACTGTCTTATGATGGTAGTTCAATTTTACAAGTAACAGCAGTCTTTACTTACTTGAGACATACGATTGAAAAACATGGTAACGTACAGGCATCCGTTAACGAAAAACTTTCGAACGCACAGTCAACTCAAGTGAATCCGCTTCGACCAAAAATGATTGGAAATGAAATAAAATCTAGTACAAGTAGTTCTGTTCCAACTCCTCCAGTTGGTTATGTTGCTGGTGAACCATACTATGGGCCTTTCCATCTTCACGATATCACAGATAGATTTTTACCTTCAGATATTAGAATTGTAAATGATGATCTTTTTCTTATGGCAGGTGATATTGATACCTATCAGTTAAGTGAGTCTGAAAGGGCAGAATTTCCTGAAATAAAAAATAGTGGTTTGGTAAGAGTATCAGTTGTGCCAAGTGGTGCTGTAAGTATAACTGATACAGAAAAAAATAATGGATTTGAGATGCCTAATGGTGAGGATTATTTAAGATTTGGTACCAGAAAAGGAGAGAGATATGTATTATTGAAAAAAATAGATGCTCGAAATATTGTAAAATTTAGAGTTTATGCAAAAGTAGGAACTGGTTTAAGATCTCAAGGAGGAAATGGTGGCCATCGTCCAGACAATTCTGGATCTGAGGATATTCATTTACAGTATTGGATTGGAGATGATGCAGGTAATCATAATTCTATGGAAAATATACCTCGCAATGAAGTTGATGATCCATTACTTACTGAAATTGGAACAGTTATTCCAATATTAAGTTTAGATCCTAGTGATCCAGTTAACACTCCACCTCAAGAAGGTGATTATAATGATGGATCTCTAAAAGTTTTTGAAATTGATATTCCAGAGGGAGCAAGAAAAGAAAATGTATTCTTCAGAATAAGACAACCAAACGTTAGTACAACTGGTCGTGATAATTATGGTTTCTTAAAATTTGAATTTGTCGATGCTGTTCCTAAGTCTTCAATAAGAATTGATAATCATAGAAAAGAAACTGGTGACATTATAACTTATTTTAAAGGTGAAGATGCAATAGGTGGTCTTGAGAACGGAACTAGGTATTTTACCATAAAAGTAGATGATAATTTAGTTCAACTCGCAACTTCTCTATCTAATGCAAATGCAGGAATTGCAATTACTTTTACATCAAAAGGATCTGGAAATCATCAACTATATGATAGGACTATTAAAATGGTTGGTGAAAGACATGCTTCTTATCCACATTCAGTGGTATATGATACGGTCACTGAAAGTTTATCTAATGATATTATTATTCAAACAGGAGAAGTTGATACTTCAGAACAACAAGAGCAACAGCAAGAACAACAACAAGAACAACAACAAGAACAACAGCAGGAACAGCAACAAGAACAGCAACAAGAACAACAGCAGGAACAGCAACAGGATACTACACCACCATCAGCACCAACTAATTTAAATGTTACAACTGGTCAGGCTGATAACACTCCAACAGTCACAGGTAGTGCAGAAGCAAATAGCACAGTTAAATTGTTTAGTGGTTCTCAGGAGATAGGTAGTACGACAGCAAGTTCTGGTGGATCTTTCTCAATTACTGTTTCGAGTCCTTTATCAGATGGAACTTACATATTTGCATTAACAGCAACTGATGCTGCAAATAATGTTTCTAGTTCTTCTACTATTTCACATACAATAAACACCAGTGGTTCTGGTGGTGGAAACGGTGGCGGTGAAAGCGGTGGCGGTGGCGGTGGTGGATATTACGGAGGTTACTAAAACCTTGCTATATACAATACTGAATAAAATATTATGCCTTTACCAAAGATAGCGACCCCGACTTATGAATTGGTTTTACCATCAACGGGAAAGAAAATTAAATACAGACCATTCCTTGTAAAGGAAGAAAAAATATTAATTCTTGCACTAGAGAGTGAAGATCAAAAACAAATTACAGATGCGATCAAATCTACTTTAAAATCTTGTATTCAAACAAGAGGAGTCAAGGTAGAAGATCTCCCAACGTTTGATATTGAATATATCTTTTTAAATATACGTGGTAAATCTGTAGGTGAATCATTAGATGTTATGGTAACTTGTCCTGATGATGGTAAAACACAAGTGGAACATAAAATTTATATTGATGAAATTAAAGTTGAAAAAGATAAAAAACATAACCGTGACATTAAATTAGATAATACTTTAACTTTAAGAATGAAGTATCCATCATTAACTCAGTTTGTTGAAAATAATTTCAATCCCTCTGCTGATGATAATCTTGAGAGTTCTATGAACGTAATTGCATCATGTATTGATGTTGTTTTTAATGAAGACGAATCATGGGCCGCAGCTGACTGCACAAAAAAAGAGTTAAACGATTGGTTAGAAACTTTAAATACAAATCAGTTTAAAGAAATTGAAACTTTCTTTGACACGATGCCAAAATTAACTCATATAATTAAAGTTACTAATCCAAATACAAAAGTTGAAAGTGAAGTTGTAATGGAGGGTCTGACAAGTTTTTTCGGATAAGTATGTCTCATATTGATCTTGAGTCATACTTTAAACTTAATTTTTCTTTGATGCAACACCATAAATACTCTTTGACTGAAATTGAAAACATGATGCCTTGGGAAAGAGATATCTATGTTTCACTCTTAAATCAGTATATTGAAGAGGAAAATTTAAAAGCACAACAAGCAAGCATGTAAATGATTACACCGAATATTGCACCTAGAAGAATAATGGGATCTACAGCCGCAGGATTATTTTCTGCTGCGAAGAGTAGTGTTCGGGCGATGGAAAGAACAACAAATGCAATTGTTAAATCACCAGACATAACCAAAGATGAGAAGTTAGGAATAAATTACATTCAATTTTTTGGATCGAAAAAGAATGCAAAGATATTAAAGAAGAGTTTAAAAACAATAAGAGATTCCTTAGTAGCAACATTTTCAATTGCAAAACTGCTAAAATCTGAAATTACTAAAATATCAAAACTTTTTGGATCTGGAAGAAGAAGTATGTTTGGGTCTTTAGTTGGACTTGGTATTCGTGGAGTAGGATTTGGAATTAAAACTTTACTATCTTTAGCAAAACTTCTGACAAATCCACTTGTCCTTAAGGTCTTAGGTATTGCTGCAGCAGTTGGTGGTACTTTTACTTTAGGTAAGTTTTTACTTGATAATCGAGATAGTATTAAAAACTTTATATTCAGTCGTGCAGAAGGTATATATGATGATATACAAAGACTTGTTCAAACTATTGTTGAAAGAATTGTAGGAAAAACATTTAAGACTGATGTTTTAACTAATGTTGAATTTGAGAGTCAGAAACAATTAGATGAGGAATTTAAAAGACTAATAGAAAAAGAGGATATGAAACCTCAAGATGCAAAAATTCAAGCTACTCTAAATGAAATTCAAAGATTAGGATTAGAAAGAGATAAATTAAATACTGCTATTGACGAAGGGACTTTTGTTGATGGCATGACCACTAAAGAAATGAGTGATAGACAAAAAGCAATTGAAACTAGAATGTCTGATTTAAGAACAGGAGATAACACTTTAGATAAACTACAAAGAGGATTTAAATTATTTGGAATAGCAGGCCCTCAAATACCAGGATCTAGTTTTATTAAAAATCCTGCAAAACTATTTTTAAGAAAACAAATAAGACAAGCAACTGATGTTGATGGCACGTATTTGCCTGAAGCTTCAGGATACAACGAAAAAAGTTCTGCAGAAAAATTAAAGTTATTAAAAGCATTAAGAAATAAATTTATAACCACATCTGATCCTGAAGAGATTAAAACCATTTATACTCAAGATTTAATAAGGGGTGACTTAGAACCTCATGAGATACCACAAGCCTTAGATATGATTGAATTTGCCAATCAGTTGGATGCGGTGGAAGGAGATCCTGATAAACTAGATGTAAATAAATTTTCCTTTAGTGATGAAAATACTATTAAACCACTTAGTTTGGAGGATGTAGTCAAAACTATTCCTAAATCACAACGTCCTAGTCAAACTTTTCTTAAAGATATACCTACATTAGGTGTAACTGGGGGCAATTTTATTAAACCTAAAATTCAGAATGGATCAGCAACTGATCTCTTTCAAAATCCAGTTGCAGCTTCATCTTCCTCCTCATTAATTCTGCATTCTAATTTTAATTCAGATAATGATTATCGAGATTTTAATGCATCAGAACTTGGTATAACTTTTTAATTAATAATTATGTTAAATTCTCCATTAAAAACAGTTGTAGATAAAATTAAACCCGTAAAAAGTAAATCTACGGTTAGTTCTCTAAGATTTGAGAGATCCTCTGACTTTAAAAAATTTATTAGATTTATTAAGGATGAAACAGAAGAACTTGAAAAAATTAAACTACCAACTAAATCAGATGTAGAACCAAAATCTAAAACTCCTGTGCTTGGTCTGTTTGGGATTGCAGCGTTTGCTGGATTACTGGCACTTTTTGGTGGTGATAAAAATAAAAAAACAAAAGAACCTTTTGTATCATTTGAAGGTGGGTCAAAACTCGCTGTGCAATCTTCAGTCATGGGCACTAAAATTAGAAAACCAATAGAAAAGTTTAGAACCGATCCTAAAACTAAAAAACAATTTAAAAAAGAAAAAGGACAAATTATATTTAATAGTAAAAAGAGACTTAAAAAAATATTTAATAAAATAGTTAACAGAGTTGTAGATCCAAGGACAGGAGAAAGATTGTCGTTAAAAAAATTTTTAAAATCCAATAAACTTTCACTAAAAACTCTTTTTGGAGAGAGAAGACAATTAAGAAAAAATATGGATAGATTATCTATGGAGAGAGTGTCTATGGCAGATGCAGAATATTTTAGGTCTATAGTTAAATTACAGAATATTGAAGTAAGAATTAGGGAATTATTAACAGAGAGAAAAATTTTAGGGAGGAAAATAAAATTTAATAATCTTACTGTAAGTGCAATAAGAGAGATGATGGATGACTCAAAACTTCCTGGAGACGTTGGTAGCAAGGCATTAAATGAATTAGAACTACTTAGAGAAGCAGATCCAAGATTTAAAACAGTTATTGAAAAGGAAATTGGAAAAATAGATCCACTTGCATTCAATCCAAAAAAAATACCAACATTTAAAATACCATTTTTTAAAGATAAAAGAGGTGCTAATTTTACATTCACTCCTAGAGATTTTTTATCTAAACAATTTAAAACAATTGGTAAGAAAACAAAAGGATTTAGAGTAGGAGTATCTTCTATAGCAAAAAAAACTCCTCTCTTAGGATCTAGTATTCGTTTTTTAAGAAGTCCCATAGTACAAGGTGGACTAAGCAAACTTAATTTTGCTCTTCTTGCTGGAGGATTTGTGTATGATATCGGTGATCAGTTGATTGCAGGTGACACAATCTTTCATGAATTTTATAATTCGTTTGTCCGATTTAACAATGAGTCTGGTGCAGGATCAAAAGATCCATCTAAGTTACGTTTGTTTAGGGGAAAATTAAGTGGAACTAAAGCAGGCCCGTTTCTTCCACAATCAAGAATAGATGCAATAAATGCAACAAGAGATAGGAAGAATCAGGAGATATTAAAAAGAAGAAACGCAGCCATCGAAGCAAACAAAAACTCTAATAACTCTGATATTATTCCGTTCTCAACAGGAGGGAATGATCAAGATCTTAGTGGTATTATAATTTCACCATCAAATACAACTTCTAAATTTACTGCTTCAAAATTAAATAAACAATAATGGCACTCGCAATCTCCGCACTTAAATATAATTATGTTTCAATTCAGAATCCTAATTCTGGAAAACCTGCAATTGATCTAACAAGACATATTATTCATACAGAATACTTTGAGGATTTATTAAGTCCAATTATCACAATGAGAATGAAAATTAGATGTGAATTTAATTTAATTGAAGATGTTCCAATTCGTGGCGGTGAAATGATTGCTTTTAGTGCAGATGTAGGAGGAACTGAAATTAAATTCGGTGATATATCTGATGGTAATATAATTGCAGACTCTGGTGAATTGTATGTTTTTAAATTATCAGATTTAAATGCCCCAACAACATCACAAGATTTTATATTGAATATTGCTTCTTTAGAGTTTATTAAAAATGAAACATCAAGATGTCAATTTAAATTTAAGTCACAAACAATTGATAAACATGTAAGACAAATACTTGGGCCTCACGTGATGAATGTAAATCCAGATAAAATACTGGATAAAAATATAGAGGAGACTGAAAATAGTTATTCTTTTATTGGAAATAATCGTAAACCTTTCTATACAATTGAGTGGTTATGTTCGAAAGCAATAACAAATTCAGTTCAAGGTGTGTCTGGTGAAGGTGATCAGGCACAAGGAAAAGGAACCGCAGGATTTTTATTTTATGAAAATAGAGAAGGGTTCAATTTTAAAAGCGTTGAATCGCTAGTTCGTTCAACAACATTGAAAAGTAATAAGAAAAAAGCAGTTTTTAATTATGTTTATAGAGGAAAGGGTGCAGTAGGAAATGCTTATGATTTGAATGAAAATACAGTTATAAATTTCTTCTATTACAATAAATCAGTCGATGTAAAAAAGGCATTATCAGCTGGGCAGTATGGAAGTTTAACTATATTTTATAATTCTTTAACTCAAAAATTTTCTCAAATTGAATATAGATTAGAAAAAGAAATAAAAGATAGTAAATTAGGATCTGAGAAAGATTTGTCAACTCCGAAAGGATTAGATCAATATAATAGTAGATTATATTCTCGAATATCAGATCATGGGGTGATGGCAGTGGGTGAAAATGGACTTGAATCCTCTGGAAGAGATCCAGTCGATCAGGCAAAGGCAATCTCAAGATATAATGCATTATTTTCACAATCCTTAAACATTCAAGTCCCATGTAATACAAATCTCAAAGTAGGTGATATAATAAACTTAACCTTCCCTGAGTTAAAAGGGGGTAAATCTAAAGATGCAGATGAAAACCTGAGTGGAAATTATTTAATTTCAAGATTAAATCACCATATGCAACCAAATGCTTCTTTTACTTCTTTAAATTTGATTCGTGATTCTTATGGTAATTCAACTGCATATCCAGTTGATACCCTACAATCTGGAGGTGATCAGGAAGATGATAAGAGTAGTTCAAATAATAATGCTGCAATACCTAATCTTCCATATTTAAAATAGCAACATAAATAATAACGTACATACTGTACACGGAGGCAAAACTATGAAAACCATAGAAGACCATATTCAACACGACAAGGAACTTCTTGCCGACCCAAATACATCTGAACCAATGAAAAGGCATACGATGGAGGAATTACATGAACTTGAAGTTTATGCCGATCATCATCACGATGAAATTGAAGCAGGCGATCATCATGATCCAAATGCACTAGAATTATTCTGTGAAATGCATCCTGACGAACCAGAGTGCCTAGTATATGACGACTAATGATTGATCAGTTATCAACTCTTGGTAAAGTAAATTCTATTGGAAGAGATGGATTCTTGTGGTGGATTGGACAAGTTGCTCCACCACAATCTTGGAGAAATGTCAATGCGGCTATTCGAGAGGATGGATCTAAAGCAACAAGAGTTAAAGTTAGAATTGTAGGATATCATCCATTTGATCCAGAGGGAACTATACTTCCTGATGAAGATTTGCCTTGGGCAGATGTTTTACCAAATCCTTTTTCTGGAAGTGGTCAGGGTGGATTGTCAGAAAATTTAACTTTAGTTGGTGGTGAAAGAGTTCTCGGTTTCTTTTTAGATGGAGAAGATGCACAGGAACCAGTGGTAATTTCACTGTTTCCCAAATATAACGAAGCAGAAGATACATATGATGAAAAACAAATTCTCAACAGAAAAAGTAGTGGGTTTGATTCATTCTCAGCATATACAAGAAACGATTCTTCTCAACCCCCTTCTCCTGGTAATCATCAATTTGGATCTGTAAATCTGGGTTTGTCAGATAAGAAAATCATAGGTATTACAGTAGGACAAAATGATAAAGCAAACATATTTTTAGAAGATAAAGCAACTACAACAGTTACAGGTTGGACTTCATGTAACGATACTGCTGTCGGGAAAGTTAGTCAAGCAGTCACAGATTTTATTCAAATGCTTCAGGGACTTGAAAATGCAGGTGATTCTTGGATTGATCCTCTTACTAATACTATAATTGATATGCAGGCAGAACTTGCATTTATAAAAAATGAAGTTGCTGGTGTTGTAAGAGCATCTTTAAATGAAATGAAAGTTGGTTTAATGAAGCAAGTAAATAAAAAATTTAAAAAATTGATTGGAGATATAAAGAAAAATGATCCAGATGGATTGTTTAAAGAAAAAGCAGCAGAAAAAAGCAAAGGAACAATTACAGATTTACTTAACTGTGCTTTTAACGCTGCACTCTTGAAAGCTGGCGAATTTATTTTAAATATGTTTAAAAACCTTTTAGGAAAGGCATTTAACGCTGCAATTTGTGCGATTGAACAATTCACAGCAGGTATTTTTTCAAAGTTATTTGATACTTTAGAATCAGCACTTGGAACTATCATGAGTGGATTGAATTGGTTAGTAGGTGGATTTGATTCAATTAAAAACACTCTTCGAAGTGTAAGTGGATTAGCAAGTAAAATATTGGGGTATATTAAGGGATGTAATATAGAGGTATGTGCTAAACCAACAACCTTTGCATCTAATCTTGGTGCAAGATTATCAGCACCTGATGATTATGAGGGATTACTTAAAAAAGCAAATGTTTTATCAGGTATTTCTAAAGGTGTAACAGAAGCTGGTCGTGGGGGTATAATTAAAAGAGGTATTAATGGTGCAATTGAAAGAATATTTGCACCCTCAGAGGTAAAAGCGTATGCGGATGATAAAGGTATAAGTCTATCAGAGGCAAAAAATATTCTTTCTGGTGGAACAAATGAAACTGTAATAGATGGTGATGGTATAGGAGATACTACACTTTACAACGATGATCAGGCAATGAGTGGATTAACTATTTTTGGTGATGGTGATTTCCTATTTGAAGATTGTAATAGAACAAATGATAACCCACCATCACAACTTGATATTATCCCAAGAAGACCAGGATTTATATATCCAAAATGTTTACCACCAGATTATCAGGTAATTGGATCTGGAACAGGAGCAGAGTTACTTATCATAGTTGGTAACAGTCGTAGAATATTTTCAGTTGAAGTGATAAATGGTGGAAGTGGATATGATACAGATACACAAATAACAATTATTGATAATACTGGAAATGGAACTGGTGCAAATGTAAAACCAATTATAAAAGATGGGTCAATTGTAAGTGTCGTAATTCTGTCAGCTGGATTTGGTTATTGTCTTGGTGGTTCTGGTGGTTCTGATGTGGGAATTTCAACTAATATAACTGGTGAGATTACGGATATATACGTATCAAAACCAGGAATTGGATATGATCCTAAAGATACGGTAACTTTTGAAGGAGTTGATGATGGAGTTAATATACCTATTGTTACAACTCCAAGTGGGTCTATTGCAGCTGTAAACTTCCCTCCAAGTATTCCTAAAGAATTTGAAATTCCCCCAGTTCTTATAGTTAATTCTGTAAATGGAATTGGTGTTGAATTAATACCAATCATGAAAACAAAACCTCAGACTAAGACTGATGTTGGTGCAGAAAGTAGAAAGAGACTTATTGGAATTGAGAGTGTTATTGATTGTATTGGAGATAAAAATGAGTTGATTGGATATGTGAATGGTGTTGAATATTATGGGCCTTTCCATGTTCACCAGAGATCCGATGGATCAATCGTGAAGATGGTTGGATCTCAACACGTAGACTACCCACATGAAATAATTTATGCTACAATAGAGGAAAGTCTTGGAGGATCTCCAGTTGTTTCTCAAACATCTAGTTCTATAACTTCAGATTCTACAGAAGTTCCAGAGACAGAAACACCTGTTGATTCAGAACCAACAATTGTAACAGAACAAACTTCTTCAACCTCATCAACTTCTATGGTAGACACTACTACTGACACTTCAACTTCCTCTGGTACAAGTGATCCAACTCCACCAAGTAGTCCACCAAGTAGTCCACCTTCAGGTGGTGGATATGGAGGAGGTTATTAATGACTGAAGATGAAATTAGGAAAACTGTCAAGGACGAATTTGAACGTCTTTATAAAAGAGTTTTTCCAACATTTGTTATGTCTGGTGGAGCTCCAACAGAGAAACATGGGAAATCAGAATATTCTATAACCACTCAATCAGGACAAGGTATTCATTTTTATGAAGGTGGTATAGGTAAAATAAGAGCAGGTAAAAATTTAGAAATATACTCTGGTGATGATGCGAGTATTGGTGATGGAAAAGTAACGGGAGAAGGTGGAGTTGCTTTTAAAATTGAATGTAAACATGGTAGAATATTCATCACCTCAAAAGCAAGTGATATTGAATTGAACGGTAGGAACATAGTTCTTGCTGCAAAGAAAAATATTTACATAGATGCTGGTGATAATGTTCGAATGAGATCTGGTTCTCAGACGGATATTTTGGCTGGTGCAGATATGAATTTTGATTCTGGTCGAGAGTTGTTTATTAATGGTGGAGCAGCAGTCGGTATTCATTGTGAAGCTAGTTTTATAGAAACCACTTCTGGAGTAGATCTAGATATTGCACCTGACTTTTTTGATCAATTAAGCAGTTTTTACGGTGGATTACCAGTAGATAAGATAACAAAATTCAATGATCCTTCTGGAGGATTAGATTAAATGTCAATTAAAAATATCACAATGGAAACAATTGGTCTTCATGTTGGAGCATCTAACTGGTCAAGACCTTCACAATCGGTTTTAAGTAAGGCTGGAACGTTTACTTGTGGTGGTATGTCTATTTTTGGTGACTGTAGTGATATTGGTGGTATTGCATCAGTCACGATAGGAACAGCAGATGGGGACTCATTGCAAAAAAATAAAAAGTTATCCCTTCATGTAAAAGGAAATACAGTAATGAAGGGGGATACTCAAACTTCTCATGCTTTGACAATATCTGGTGGTAATCCCATACCATTAAAAGTTATTGGAGACGCTATCTTCACTGCTCTAACTCCTCAGACATTAACTGCTAGGTTTCAACTTGCAGATGATAAACCATACAAACCTTTTGACATAGAACATCCAACAAAAGGGAAAGGGTGGAGACTTCGTTATGTTTCATTGGAAGGGCCTGAGGCTGGGGTTTACTGTAGAGGAAGACTTAAAGAGTCAAATGTAATTAAATTACCTGACTATTGGGAACAATTAGTTCATACAGATAGTATTTCAGTTCAACTACAACCTATAGGAGATAGACATTTTCATTTAAATGTAGTTTCATTTGACAATAAAGAAATAATTATTAAGGAAGCAGATGATAAACCAATTGATTGTTTTTACCATGTATATGGTGAGAGAAAGGACGTTAATTCATTGATAGTTGAATATGAAGGTAATGGTAGATATGATTACCCAGATCCAAACTTCAATGAAAATTCTGATATCTCACCCGAAGATCGTAATTATAAAGATCCAAAATATAGTTCTCTAAGAAATACAATCACAAGTTAATAAATAAAAACATCTGCAATTAAACTATGGAAATTCAAAGAGAGACACTAAGAGAGTTACAGTATCTGCAAGAAGACATTGCAGAACATTTTACTGATGAACATGTTGTAAGCGGTGAAACTTATTGGACTTGTGTTGAATCAATTGCGATTGCCAAACTTGCAGAGTTACGTGGTGAACCACTTTACTATGAGAAGGTAAAAGAAGTCATGGAATCATTCTTAGAAGATAAAGATGAGGAAACTCCTCAAAATCAAAATTGACTTTTTATTTCAAAAAAGGTGAAAAAAAAATTTGGGCCCAAAATCAGTCCCAAACCTTTTCTGATAAATAAGACAGAAGAAAAAATTTAGTGTGCTAATACGATGCCCCTTTCAAGGTTAGACCCGTCTGATCTGGATGCTACAGATAGTTTTGATAATAAAGGAAACTCTTTAACAAGACCCTTCGTTACCATACAAAGAGCATTGATAGAAGCTGCTAGATTTACATATCAATCAGGGTTTAATAATGATAAGTTTGATAGAACTACAGTTTTATTATATCCTGGCGAACATATAGTAGATAATAGACCAGGATTACGTATTAAAGATGATGGTAGTTTAAAATTATTTAAAGAGAGTGCATCTGGAGATGACGAAGAAGTCACAGGATTAACAGATTTAGAATTAAAAAATAGTTCAGAATTTAATTTAAATGAAGTAGATAATATTTTATACAAATTCAATTCAGTTCATGGTGGTGTAATTGTTCCAAAAGGAACTTCAATCGTAGGTTTAGACCTTCGAAAAACAAAAGTAAGACCATTATACGTTCCAAATCCAGACGTTGAAGATGATGTAATTGCAAGATCAGCACTATTTCGTGTCACTGGTGGTTGCTATTTCTGGCAATTTAGTATGTTTGATGCGAATAGATCAGTATATTACAGTAAAAACTTTACCGAAAAAAGAAATCCAAACATATCACATCATAAATTAACTTGTTTTGAGTATGCTGATGGTATTAATAAAGTTTCTGGATATACCACAACGGATTTACAACAGTATTATTTCAAATTAATGGTTGCCTATGGCCCTAATACTGGAAATAGGGTAATTCCATCTTTCCCGACTAACAAGGACTTTGAACCAAATACACCTGAGAGTAAAATTGTTGGTGATTTGAGTCCAAATGATAATAAAATTGATGAGTTAACCTCTAGTGGATTAAGTGCATCTGCTTTGACGGAAAACGCACATGGATTAACTGTTGATGACCAGATTTTAATTACTGGAGTTGGATCAACTGATCTTTATAATGGAACTTATCGAGTCACTGGTGTCTCAAGTGATAGGAAATTTGATTACAAATTAAATTCGGACGCTATTGATGATACTGTAAGTCAGGTCAATCTTCAAACTGCGAAGGTTATTATTGAAGCTGATACAGTTACGGGTGCTTCTCCATATATTTTCAACTGCTCACTTAGATCTGTGTTCGGTATGTGTGGACTACACGCTGATGGTAGCAAGTCAACTGGATTTAAATCAATGGTTGTTGCACAGTTTACTGGAATTGGATTACAGAAAGATGATAAAGCATTTGTAATTTACAACGAAAATTCTGGTGACTACTTAAATAGTGTCAATGCTGCTGCTGCAGGATTTGATACTCCATTATATCTTAATCCAAAATCAGAATATAGAAATAGATATGATAACTTCCATATAAAGGTATCAAATGATGCGTTTATTCAGGCAGTTTCTGTGTTTGCGATTGGATTCTCAAATCATTTCTTAGCAGAATCTGGTGGAGAGCAATCAATCACAAACTCTAACTCTAACTTTGGTAATAAATCATTAGTATCAAAAGGATTTAAACCGAATGCATTTAATCGTGATGATACAGGTTATGTTACTCACATTGTTCCACCAAAAGATTTACAAAAAGAAGAAACAAATATTGTTTGGAGATCTTTAGATCCAGTTACAACTGTTTCCTCAGCTACAACATCAAAACTTTATATTGATGGCGAAAAAGATATAACTAATCCACCAAACAGTATCATAAACGGTTTTAGAATTGGTGCGAAAATAAATGATAAATTATTCTTAAATGTGACCGTAGATGGTGAAAATAAAACTTTCTCATCTCCAATATTGATGCAAGTTGAATCTGGTGACGGGCCAACATCTGAGAAAAAATTTACCATTGGTAGAGTTGGAGTTGCAAACAGTATTACTAATGGTGTAATTTCTCTCACCACAAATCATAATTTACTTAAAGGTGAATCTATTCGAATCTTTAGTGATGATGGTAGAACTCCAGACGGAATCGAAATAGGTAGAAAGTATTTTGCCATTCCACAAACTAATACTACACAAATTAAATTAGCAAATACAGTCAATGATGCTCTTTCTGATAAAGCGATTGTTGAAAACATTAATACGAAAGGTGGTATTTTGACTGTTCAGAGTACAGTAAATGATAAAATACCAGGAGAGATCGGACACCCAATACAATATGATGAGACTGAAAAAAATTGGTATATTCTCAGTTCTTCAACAACCACAACAAATAAAATTTATGAAGGAATTGTTGGATTCTCTACACAAATTGAAGATAATAATTCAGCAACATATGTAACAAGAAAATCAGAAACTCGTGCATTAAATGATCGTATTTACAGATTACGTTATGTGATTCCAAAAGATTTTGCTGGTGCAAATGTTGCAAAGAAACCAGAAAAAAATTATGTATTGCAAGAATCTAAAACTGTTGGAGAGGAGAGTGCGATTACTAATATAATCACTAATCGTAATCCTAAAATCATTGCGGGTATTGGAACTGATGCTAGTGATTCAACAAAGAGTATTGTAACAACAGAAATATCACATAAATTAAGCGTTGGTGATAGGGTTAGAATAAGTAAAGTGAGAAGTTCAACTAACACAACAGGTGTTGGTAATTCAGGATATAATGGACTTTTTACAGTTTCATCAACACCATCATCAAAAACATTTACATATACAAATACAAATTTAAACTTTGGAGTTGCACCTGAATCATTTGTTGGAGTTGTAACTGATGCTCGTGCAAATGCAAATAATCTTTCTCTTTCAGATCTACCAGTATTTTCAAGAAGTGAATATGATACAACATACACCGTTCAGGAAGTTGAAACAATTCAGGATTATGTTTCTACTCAACAAGATGGAATTTATTACTTAACTTGTTTGATTGGAAATTTATCACCCACTGTCTCTGAATTTTCTGAATTAAAATATAAACAAAGTTTCCTTAATTTATATCCAACTGTTGATAAAGATAATCCAAATAATGATCCAGTTCAATCTATATCTGCAGCTTCGAATAAAGATTTAGGAAAAATAACTCTTAATAATCCACTGAATAGTATTACAAAGGAAGCAACAATAAATTATTTAAGAGATAATCGCATTGGATTTGCAGTCACTTCTGCAGAAAGCAATATTTCTGGTATTACAACTTTAACATCTGATATAGAACATAATTTAAATGCAATTACAGGACTTTCAATTGATTCTGCAGGATCTGGATATGGTAATAATACAACCAGATATAATCTTACACTAACAGATCAAGGTAGTGGTAATGGAAATGGAGCAACTGTAAAGGCCGTAACTAATGCGAGTGGAAATATAACTTCTATTGAAATTATTGATGGTGGATCTGCATATGGTATAGGACAAACATTAGCAATAGATGGTGGAACATCTGGAGTTGCGGAAGTTACAAGTATTAATAACTGTGTGAATAATGTCATACAGGTAATTGGTGTAGGTGAGACTACGAATAGAACAAATGGTGCATTTAATGGATTGTATAAAATCACAGGTGTTCCAAGCACAAAATCAGTCACATATACACACGTACAGAAAGGACAAACATCAGGAACTTCTGCAGGTATCTACACAGGGCCTGTTAATTCAACAAGTGGTATATTTACTTTACTTGATGAGGCAATTGGAATTACTAATATAGTCGGTGTTGCAGATACTACCTTAACTGGAACTGTAACTGTTACCACAAGTTCTAATCACAATTTAGCAGTTGGAAATAAAATTAAAGTCGCAGGTTTAACTGGACTCACTGCTTCTACATACAATGGGACAGATTTTGTTGTAAAAGAAATAGTTGGAGTCACAACATTTACAATGAAATCACCTATTGGTATTTCAACAAGTGGTGAATCTGGTGCGGAACTTTACAGATATAGTTTAAATTCATTTGGTCAGGATAGTTCACTTGCTTCCGAAAAAATTGCAGGTGCTTTATCACCACTGGCAACAGGTATTGGTATAACTATTACATCAACAAGTGGAATCGCAACTGCAGGTAATAATTCAGGTGAATCATCTGTAAATGTTGCAGATACAACTGCTATTAAACCTGGAGATTTCTTACAAGTTGGAAATGAAATTGTAAGAGTGAAGAGTAAGAGCACTGGTAATACTACTGGAATGACAGTTTTCAGAGGTGCGTTAGGAACTCAATCTGTCTCTCATGAAAAGGGTGAGTTAATCAGAAAAATAAATGTAATTCCATCTGAGTTACATAGATTCTCTAGTATCCGTGCTTCTGGTCACACCTTTGAATACATCGGATATGGGCCAGGTAACTATTCAACTTCATTACCACAAAAAATTACAAAACAAATTGAACCAGATAAAGAACTTCTCGCAATATCAAGAGAAGAAAAGGGTGGAGTGACATTCTTCTCTGGTATGAATGATCGTGGTGATTTCTTTAGCGGACAGAAAGAGGAACCAAAAGAATTGTTCTTGGGTGATGCTAGTGATTCAAACTTTGCTATATTTGATGACGTATTCATTCGTAATACACTACGTGTTGGAGGTGGCCCAAATCAAAATCTACCATCAGAATTTAACGGCCCTGTAAACTTTACAAATAAGATAACTTCTACAGATTTTGAAGATGGTATTGAAGCAATTAAATTATTAGTTAAGGGTAATGCATTAAACAATCCATTATTCCAAGTCGGTGAAGATGCAAAACCATCATTTATTGTTAATAAAGATAGTCAAAAAGTTGGTATTAATACTCTTAATCCAAATACTAATATTGAATTAGATGTAGATGGAACAATTCGTGCAAATGTTTATGAGAACTTTAAGTTAACAGACTTACCTGATGCAACTGAAGAAACAACATATGCAAGAAATCGTATTATCAAAGTAAAGGATGATGGTAGTGGATATGAGATGATTGATCCACATGAATTATCTGCATATGAATTGAGAAGTTTGGGAGTCAGTAATGACGGAACAATATATCAAGGAAATGGTGATAGCGTTGGTAGTGAATTCAAAATATCTGGAATCTCAACTTCTAATTTCTTTGTTGGTGAAAGAGTTAAAATATTTGGTGTGACTGCAGATGGTGATAACACTGTAGTTCCAGATCCAGTACAAATTAAAGATGCAACTGTAAAATCAGTTACAGTGGTTCCATCTACTGGATTTTCTACTGCAGCAACTTATTATTATTGGCAAGCACAATATCATATGAAGAATGGTAAGGTAGGTATAGCATCACAAATTGACCCAGATAGTTCTTACTCTACTGGTGGCCCATATGTTGGTGTTGCAAATACAGCCACTATCAAAAATGGAATTGTTATTCCAGATTTTAATAATGATAATCATAATGTTTTGAAAGTAAGTAGATCAGATACAAATCATGGTATTTTAATATATCGTCAAAATTTTGGTACGGATGGAGACGCATCTGATGCAGATGTTAATGAAGCAAAATTAATTGCTGTTCTAGGTCAAAAAGAATTAGGATCAGCAACTGGTCAGATTAGTTGGATTGATTATGGAGTTTACGAGCAACCATTCTGGAGTGCTAAAGGAACTGTGAATGAATTCTTAGGTAATGATGGAGACACCACAGAAACCAATCAAATTCATTTTCCAACCATTGTAGGTGTTGGCACAACTACTCACAGAAGGGGATGGGATATTTCTGAAGTGACTGAAATTGGAAGCGGAAATATTACAGTGGCTGGTAATTTTCAAACAAATGGAACGACAGTTGGTGGTGTAGGATTTGGAACTAACAATACTGTTAAGGTGGTTCATGATAATACAAAAGCATTGGCAGATGCAATTGCAGGTATTACTGCTGCTGGTGGATTCTATTTAGACCTACCAAGTGGAACCTATTTGACAAATAAACTTGTAATTCCAACGAAGTTTACTCTAACAGGAACTGGAAAAAATAGTATTATTAAACAGCAATATTATGCAACAGATGCTAATTCTGTTGGTACTGGAGGAACATCTGGAACTAGTTTGCCATTTAATGGTAATTTAGTTGGTGTAGCAATAACTAATCCAACTGATATTACAATTTCAGACATAACATTTGATGGAAATAGTTCAAACAATTTAATGTTTGAATTAGATAATGAAAATAATCTAGTGACATTTGAAGGTGGAACTTCAATGTTATTCAAAGACATGGAAATTAGAAATAGTTCTGGTGGTGGTTTTTATGCAAGAAATTCAAGACGTATATCTGTAGAAAATAGCACTATTGTAGATGGCGGTCAAACAGAAAGATTTAATATTCGACCACTCGATGTTCAGAATTCTGAAACCGTTAGAATTAATGATTGTTTATTTGAAAACTTTGCTGGCCCCATTGATGTATCCGTAACAACAGTTGTGTCAACTGGTGGTAATATTATTCGAAATTGTGGTAGTGGTATTGATGCGTATGCTACTGGTAAGATCAATACACAAAATAACGTAATTCTTGGCCCATCTGACGAGTTTATTGCAACTCCTGATATTTACGACACAGACTTTGATTCAGTTAATATAACAATTCAATCTCATCCTGCTGCTTCTCCTCCCGAATTTTTAGGGCCTGCATTACTTTTTGTTGAAGATGGTGAGGGTAAAGATCTTAGTAGAAGCAAAGTTACAGTTACTGCAGGAATTGGAACTATGGTTGGATTATTCAGCACAACGAGAACTGCTGGTCTTGGTGAAACGTTTGTTGGATTTGATGTGTTTACTCAAGATAACACTCCAGATGGACTTGGTAGGGAAAATGGATACGTTCAACTTAAACTACCATCAGCAAGAATTGTTAGTGCAGGATTAACAGCATATGCTGGTGCTGGAGTTACAAATAGCACTCTCGGATATCAAATTATTGGAGAGGAATATATTCAGAACGCTGGTGTTGGAACCTTCATCGGAATATCAACTGCATACTGGGCGAATGGTGCTGGTTATGGTGCTGCTAATGGAGGATATGTTAATAACCCTGTTTCCACCGCAACAACACAGTATGTGATTAAACTTTCAGATCCAAGTCAAGAATCTAATATTTCTGTTGGAGATTTTGTACAATTACCTAATCATGATATGACACCTGCTATAGGATTAGGATTACCACCTAATTCTAAGGATGAAAATAATAATACTATTGCCAATCCTCCCAGTGGTCTTCGAGTTGATAAAAAAATATCTGGAGGTAGAATTGTACTAACAGGATTCACAGTTACTAATGCTAATCATGTGGATGAAGACACTAAGTCAGACGACTATATATCTATAAGGAGAATATTCACTATCGCTAAAGGAAGAGTCGGAGTTATTTAAAAATGCCTGATAACACTAATGTTAATAATAATGCGTCTGTGGTCGTTGTCGGAAGGACTGCTCCAGTCCCTCCAGGTCAACAAAAATCTGATAAATCTGTTCCCGTCGTCATTGCAAGTGATCAGTCAACGATTCCTGTTGCAGAACAAAATAAGGTACAGTCAGAAGTTGCACTTTCACTCTTAGGAATACCAAGATCAGAAGTTGCACTTGGTATATTTGCAGATGTTAATACTTACGATGTAAACCCGACAGAATGGGCCGCACAACCAGATCAATTTACCACTGTTCCAGTAGGCACCGACACCCCATATAATGATGGTATAGAACAGGATATGGGATGGGGATTAACTCATGTCCCTGAAGAGTCTGGTGCATTAGTCGAAGCACCTGCAGATCGAACTGCTATTTTGACATCAAAGAGATTCTTTAGATATCAACCAGGTCGTGTTTCTGCTGCTACATTTGGTGTTAAAACCACAGTGATGAATGTCGATACAAATGACGCTACAACCAATCCTTCCGTATCTCAGAAACAAGATATTGGTAGTACAGTATATAATCCAGCAATTCGCAAGTACGGAATATTTGATAACTTTGATGGATACTATTGGGAGACAAGAAATAACGGACAAGGAGATAATTTCTGTGTTGTAAGAAGAACACAATCACTTTTATTCAATAATCCACTTGATTTTGCTGGAACTGGAGGACAGACAGAAGATTTTGGTGCAACAAATCCATTAGATCTCACAGCACCAAGAGGTAATGAAACTCCTGATAACCTAACTGTTCCTAATCCCAACACACAAATTTCTTTCCTTCCAGCTGGAAATCGTTATCCAGATGGTCACAACTCAACACCTCCAGGATTTGAAAACGTAAAACTTGGTGATCTTGTTATCTATCGTGATAACTTGATGATGATACATGCAGGTGCTTTTGATCCATCTCTTCTTCAGGAGGAACAGGAATATACTTTTGGTACAGATGCTAGTGAAGATGAACTTCTTTTTTCAATTAAAAATGATGGTACAAACTCAGGTCTTGGAAGAAGTATAACAGGTGCAGTGTATGACATTGACACTGGTTTGATGACAGTTACAACACATGGAAGTCATGGATTCCAACCTAGTAAATTCGTGACCCTTGCTGGAATCGGAATGACCTGTCAGTATAGTTATCCAGATTTTAATGGAGGGGGTGGAGATCCTATTGAATCTCAGATCAAAACATATCCTGATAGAACACACGGATATAATATTCTTGAAGTTCCTTCCGCAGATACATTTATTGTTAATGTAGGTGTATCTACTGTTCCTACTTTCTATAATACTGCGAAATCAGTTAAAAATCATGCTCGTGTTATTGGATTATCTACAGGACAATATGTAACATATAGTAAAGGAGCAGCTTCTAGTGCTGTTGGCGGATTAACCGATCAGAAAATTTATAGAGTCAATAAAATTGATTTTGATGCACCTAGTGAAACTGTTAAAGTACAATTAAAAGATCTATCTGAAAAGATGGGTAGTGCAACTCCAGATGTTGGTCTTCCACAGACAGCTGTTGGTATTAGTGGTGGTGATATTGCTGCTAATGTTGGACATAAACTTATTACTCCAGTTCCTTTTGTACAACCAGTTGCTGATGATGTTGTTGACGGAAAAAATACATATGAGTCTGCAGGAGGTTTTAAAAGATCTGGTCTATTTCCTTACATGTATACCGATCCAAATGACGCAACTAAACAAGTAGGATACGTAGATACGACTCTTGATACTCAAACTACAAATGTTAACGAAACAAAGAATCAAATATCTGTACTTAATTTATACTATAGAAATTGGGTAAATCAAAATATTAAAAAAGAATTTTGGAACGTGTATGAATACCGTGTTCCAAGATCAAGATTCAGTGGTGATCGTTTAGATAATGCGACTGATACTTTATTATTCAGTGATGTGACTGCAGAAAATCGTGCAGGTTCAGTTGTTAGGGATTCTGTTGGTGCGATAACACAAGACACAAGTATATGGGATCTTGAGTTTGATAAAGTTACCATGTATAAGATTGAATTCTCATGGTATGGTGCTGTTGGTGCTTTATTCTTGGCATATGTTCCAGTCGGTGCTGGTGAAGCCAGATGGGTGCGTGTTCACCATCTAAGGGCATCAAACCAATTAAAGGGTTCATCATTAGGTAATGCAACTTTACCCATCACATACCTCGTTTACGGTGGTGGAGGAGGATTGAATAGATATGGATATCCTAATGATCTTGACAAAAGAAGTAACACATCATTTGGATATGGTTCTTCATCAGAACATATTATCAAATATGGTGCTTCATACTATATTGATGGTGGAGATCGTGGAACTGTTAAACTATTCAGTCATGGAACACAAACAGGACAAACTATTTTTGGATCAAAGAGAACTTTTACTGTAGCTGCTTCTGGTAATGATAAGATAATTAGAAGTACAACAACTATGGAAGATGCGAATGATCCTTACATCACTGGAGGTAGTGCTGTTGGATTTACTTCATCATATTACGTTGGTGCAAAAATCATTACTGGAAATCCATTAGATCAAAATATTGAGGTTGTGTATGTAGATACGACTAATAATAGATTACATTTAAATGCACCTTTCAGTGTGGCTCCAAGCAATGGAAGCACTATTGATATAATTGCAAACCGTCCTAGATCTTTAATTGGATTAAAATGTAGAGATTTTATTGTAAGTAGTCAAGGTAAAGCAGTTAGAAATCGTACTCAAGTATATCCAACGAGATTGTCAACTGGATCTGAGGGATCTGTGATTAAAGTTGACTTACTTAAAACACCTATATTCCAAACAACTTCAACTGTGAGTGGTAGTTTTTCAATTACAACCGCAAATGTTGATATAGGTAAAAGAGGAAAACCAACTCTTATATCAACTCCAAGTAACCCCAATTATCTGGCAGAAGGAACTGGTGCGTATGGTTATATGCTTGGTAGATTTTCTCTTGATGGGTCAAATAAAAGAATATCAGTTCTTGGATATCTTGAAAGAAGAGGATCTACAAGTCCAACACCAGGATATTATTTTAATGCATTAGAGTCAACTAGTGATAGTATTATTTTAATTAGTACCGCAGATACGATTTATTCTAATGCTGCTAATGCTAAGTTCTTACATGAAGGGCAACTATCTCCTGAAGGAGTTGGATTTACAACAAGCGTTTTCGGTACTGATTCTACATTAGATCCTCTATCTTCAATTAAAGTTAGTCCTGATATAAGAGCACCTATTCCAAAAACAGGAACAATTGTTGCAAGTTTATTCATACCTGCATCTGGTGAAGATTTTGATTTATCATCATACTTTGATTTTAATAAAGAATATCTATCATTCCCACTTACAAATGTCATAGAAAGTTTGTATGTAGTTGGATCATCAGATAAAGAATTTAATCCTTCAGCTGGAATTTCAACAACATCTGCTAGTATCACTTGGGAGGAGCAGTGATCTATGAATGGAGGAAAGGATGTTAAAATTGGGCATGATAAACGTCCAGTATCCGTAATACCATCAGATGAACAACCATTATTTAATATTGCGAATGGTATACGTTTAACCGACGAATTTGGTAATCCACTTGTAACTAAAGTGGATCAATTTTTTGTTGGAGACGCATCTAAAAAAAGAGCAACATCAGTTGTATTTCCAACTGATCCTCTTGACAAATATAATATTGCAACTATTTCACAAGTTGGAGTAGCAACTGGTGTAACTTATGGTGTTAATTTAGATGTCGATATTCCCACTACTCGTGTTGGATTTAACACAGTTGTAATTCCTGTTCTTCAGGTAAATACAAATGTAGTTGGAGTTGGATCAACAACACCTGGTGAAGTTAAGATATTAGAAAATGATAATACTACAGTTACTTTAAGTGGTTTTCCCGTTAAAGTAGAAGCAAGAACCTTATCTCCTACAGGATTAGATAAAAATAAAATATATTTTACATCAGAAAGCAGACCTCTTATTGATTCATTACAAATATCAGATACGGTTTCTGGATTCAACATTCCTGATGGATCATATGTTTTAGGAAAAACATATGACAGAATCGAAATTTCAAAGTATATAACTTCAGGAATAAACATTGACGATGTTACTTTTTTTCGTCAAACTAATCCCACATATGAGGCAGATAATGTATTAAAAATTGCTGAACAGTTTAAAGAAACAAGTGAAGTTAGTTCAACTTTACTCGGTATTGATCGTGCTGAAGTTCAATTAAGTTTATTTTCAAATGTTTCATCTTACGGATTGAATAAAGATGATTGGGAAACATATCAGTATAACAGTGGAACTAGTAAAGCATCTTGGGAGAGAAGAGTTAATAAAATTTACGGTAGAAAATATGAAGCAAGAATTGAGGAGGAAACACAAGAGTCTGCAATTAAATTGTCTGCATTTCCTGTATCATATTCATTTCCTTATGGTGAAATTTACCAAAAAATAGGATTGTATAATAAGGACAAATACGATAAGTACATTGATTTTATAAAATTAGGAAACGCTGCTTATAATTACTATAGTGGTGCAGGAAATAACATTTCTTTTGCAACTAATTTTTTAAATCCAAATGATGTTAGAATAGAATCAGGGGATGTATTCTACTCTAAAGTAGCAGGAAAACCAGATGATTTTACATATGCTTTTTCTAAAATAGATACTTGGTCTACGACATGGGGATTACTTAGAGACGAATCATTACCTAATCCAGCTGGTGGAAATTTGGGTTTTGCAGGATTGAAAGATATTTTAAATAATAATGGTATACCAAATGTTCCCTCTGATGATGGAGCACCTGGATATAATACAAATTATACTAGATTTAGTGCGATTCAATCGAGAAGAGTTTTTAGATATCAACCAGGTAGAATTAGTGGATTCACATTTGGATTAAGATCTTCAATTGAAAAAATAACTGGAGTGGTGCTTGAATGGGGAATTGCGAATACAACAGATCAATATATGTTTAGAATATATGGAGGATTTTTATCTATCATTCGCAGAAGCACAGTGCCTTTGTCTAGAGAGGTGTTAGTTAGAAATGGACTAGACCCAACAGAAATTACTAGTGTTAGAATCGGTGATGATACTTATAATACAGTTCAACCAGAAATACCAAGTGGTGATCCTTTTGATGTGAAAGAAAATTTTGGGCCATATAGCACTAGTTCTGAGGAGTTAGAAAGAGCGATAAGATATCATACCATTGAAATACCAAGAGATAAATTTAATGGTGATCCTTTGAATGGTAATGGCCCATCTGGTTATACAATTGAACCAGATAATGTCACTATGTGGAAAATTGAATTTGGTTGGTATGGTGCGATTGGTGCAAGATTCTACGCATACATTCCTGCAGGTGCTGGTGAAGCAAGATGGGTTGTTGTTCATACATTAGTAATTGAAAACTCTTTAACAGGCCCTTGTTTAGAAGATTCGTATTTTAGATTTAAATATACTTTAAAATGTTCTAATAATGAAAGAATAACAACACCTCAATTTTTGTATAAGTACGGTGCTTCATATTATATTGATGGTGGTGATGAAGGAACAACTGAAATTTATTCTGTGAATACAGGATTAAATCCAAAGACAATTACTGCAAACGAATCAACTATATTTGGAGTAAGACCTAAAGATGTATTTTATAGTGTAACTGGAATTGGTGCATCTGAGATAGTGAGAGAAATTGCAAATAGAAGACTTATTCTCCCAACTAAAATGAGTATGTCCACTAATGCATTAACAGAAGTTAAAGTTAGAACTTGTGTTGGTTGTAAGGGTCATGCACATGTGATTACTCCTGGCGTTGGAACAACTATATCTGGGAGAGAAATTGAATTAATATTTACATCGGTGCCTAATCAAATATCTATTGTAGGCACTGGGGCAAGTTTCACTGAGAGTGATATTGGTTCAAAATTAATTGCACCATCTATTTTTAATGCGTACATAATTGCAATGGGAGATGATACATCAGCAACCACATATCCAAATGGTCTCAAAACTTATACATCTGCAAAAGTAGCTGGATGGGGGCCTGGATTGGATGGGTATCCGAATTATAATGAAAATGTAGATGAAACTTCAGGTGGAAGAACAATTGGTGGAGCATTAGTAAAAGATTATGGACAGGGAGGAATAATTACCACAATACCCACAGGTGATAATCTAGCTACTGATATATATCCACATAAGGTTCGTTTAAGTAGTTATAATGAGGTTCATTTTGCTTCCGATCAGGAATTATCAGGCACTGAAATTAAAATTCAATTCTTAAATCCTAGACCAAAAGATGGGATTTCATCTTACAGAAGTAATACTCACTTTGCCGATTTTTTAATTGGTGTAACTGATAAAAAACCAACTGTTGGTGTTGATGGTTTAGAGGGTTGGGATAGTAGTGTTCTTTCATGGACGAATTATACTGATAATATTGCCGATCAAGTTGGACAGGGAACTACAACTATTTTACCAAATGAAAATATATTATATGGTGAAAGCACTCATACTTGGGGTGGTATGAACGAAGATGGTGCTGAAGTTAATGAACGTTGGTCTCCTTCAGAATACAGAGTTAGAATGGGAGAAGATGTTCGAACACCTGTGGTTGCAAATCCCTCTGGAGGAGTCTGTTCGTCAGTAAAAATTGTAGTCAGTGAATCAACTACGATAGCTGAAAATGTGTTATATGTGCATGAAACTACAGATATTCCTGGTGGTGGTACAACATCAGACGCTGTTTCATATTTTGTGGTTAAAGGTGCATTTGGTGGTGGAATTACTGATTGGTTAGGTGGTCAGGTAGTTACTCTAGATCCTACTGGCCCTAACGATACCATTACAGCAAAATATAATCAGAGAAAACCTGTATCATTTGTTAATGATACAAGTTATTTTCAGGGAGCAGCAGGAGAATATATCGCACTAGACAGTTCAATTTACAGTGCAGATAAATCTAATATAACCCTCTTAGGGAGAACAGTAACACTGACAGCTAATAAGTTAAATGAAACTAAAATTAAATTGTTTAATTATTCAGTTTATCCTCTGTATCTTGTAGGCAAATTAAGAGACAATTCAAAAATAAATAATATTATGATTACAGAAAAATCTGGTGATTTTCAAAAAACCACCACACCTAAATTATATGTTACAGAAAATTCAAATGGTAGTGTTGATACTGTAAGTGGAGATGCCTTGAATGATCAGACACCTCCACCAAATTTCCTACCTATAGATAGATTATCATCTGCAACTGTTGATACGCAAAACTTAAGGGATTTAAGAAAATCAGTGGTGAGGGATACTTTTTTCGTTGGAGAAGATGAAACAAAAGAAATTGATATGACTAAAGTTTTTGGTGTTGATAGGAATGTAATTACACCAGATAATCTAAATATTGATGCTACTTTCATTACTGCAAAGAATATAACCACTTCGAGTAGTGGTAACAAATTTATTCAAAGTAGTTTAAATTTTAAGGAACAATAATGGCACTTACGAACCCTAAAATATTTGGTTTAAATGTTGAAAGTAAACTAACTGATGTAAAAAATAAAAATACAGCGTTACAGAACATCGGAATAAATCCACTTGATTTAGATATAATTAGAGGTTCAGCTAATGAGGGTATGACTCGTTTCGATTGGATTAGTTTTTCTCGTTTAAGTGTTCCTTTATATAAAACTTTAGATCGTTTAAATCGAGAATCCACTGCATTTAGTGGTATTTTACAACAAAGAGCAGGAATAGATCAAACTTTATTTGGAAATTTAAATATTAATGGGTCAATAAGTGGTAGTGCAATTCGTTATCGTTTTATCGATTTTGATGACGGTAATAAAACAAAAATTGCAGATATATCAACGTCGAGAGTAAGTGCATGGAGTTCTTCAGATCCTAGAGCAAATAATCAAAATTTAGAAACACAAAAATTAGCAAGAATTTCTTATGGTGCAAGAATAGGAATTGTAGAAGATGGAAAACTAGTCTTTGGGGAACAATCAACTGCAACTAAAGCAATAGGAAATGCGTCTAGCACCTCTGCTATTCAGAAAGATGCTCAAGGGAATGATATTCCTGGCCCAGCAAATCAACCTAGACTTCAAACAACAATAGTTCCAGAACCAGTTGAATTTCCGTCTGAAATTCCTACTTCAGTGATTAAATGTAAAATTCCAAATCCTAGTACTGGGTCGATGGAAATTGTGTCTTTATATGCAATGAAAGGAATACCGATAGTTTTCAGAGGATTTTTCAAAAATTTAAATGCCTCTGTTAGAGTTAATAATAACAATCCGAGAGTAAGTTGGAAAATAGTAGAGACTGCAAACGAAAATTTATTTACTAATTACAAAAATAGGGGATCTACCACCTCTTCAATTAGATTCAGATCACCAGTGTCGAGGGAGAGATTTATAAAAATATATAAAAATCCAAATGAAATTACATCCATTCAAATTCGAAATGCGACAATCAGAGAATTACCTTCAATAAAATTAGAAGACTGTACTAATTTAGATTTTTTAAATAATCAAATTAAAACATTTCCTAATTTTAAATTTATTGCACCAAACTTAAAAACTTTAACACTATCTAATAATCCTCTTTATCTAAGTGATATAGAAGATGAAAGGAATTTTAACATCAAAATTTTGGATAAAATTGACGATAGATTAAATTCTTTAAATTTAGGGGGAACTTTTTCTGGATCAATTGAAAGGAATATAATATCTCAAAAATTACCAGACTTGCAAACCTTTAACGTAGGAAGAACAGCAGGAAGATCTTTTAATCAAGATAATAGACCAACAGGATCGACTCAAGTTAAGCTTAATGGAGTTCTCACAACAGGAAATAATGAAGGCACTGAAGCATTTTGTCCTGATGTTCCAGAGGGTGTAACACTTTATAGTATTAGTCGAAATAATTTTCGAAGTGTTGACTTGAATGAAATACTACCCAATGAGAAGGCATTTGATTCAGATGGCACTGAACAGACATATAAAAATGGATCTTTTAGTTTCAAAAAACTTCCAAAATTAGTTAATCTTAATTGTTTTGGAAATGAATTTTTAAATGATGATGATTCTGGTGGAATTACTACCTTAAAAAGTGCAACTGAAAATACAATTGAAATTATATCTTACAGTTCAACTGATCTTGGTATTCCAACTAATTTACAGAATTGTACTAGTTTAAAAGAATATAATTCTACTTACAATGGAGGTGCACTGAATACACCTATGGTTGATTCTAGTGGTAATTATTTATTCGAAAACTGTACATCATTAAAAAAAATTCGTTTTTATGCAACTAATTTAGGGCAAATAAATTTTCCCAATAAATTCACTAATCCTAAATTAGAAGATCTTGATATAAGACTTACAAATATTAAAGGTGGAAAACCAAATGTTGCTGATGCACTTCAAACTCATGTAATTCATGCGGATACATTTGAAGATGCAACTGAACTTAAACAACTCTATATACAATCTAGATATTTATTAGAAAAAGATATAGATCCACAAGCATTTGCAAAAAATACAAAGTTAGTAAATTTTAGGTATTATTCTTATGGTAGGTCAACTGGTCTTATTTCTGCTCTGTTTAGTAATAATGCAAGTTTAAGAACTGTATATATGGTTCGTAATGCATTTTCTGGATCACCACCTAATTTTTCTGCAAATGCATTAATTCGAAGTGTACAGTTGCAGTATAATAAATTAAATGGAACGATACCTGCTTACACAAATTTAAACAGTCTAAGGTTTTTATATCTTAATAATAATGAATTGACTGTTCTTAGTGAATTTGGATTACTTCCAGGCTTACTAAGATTTTATGCACATAATAATCAACTTGGTGGAGAGATACCAGATTTTAGTGGATGTAACAATTTAAGAAATTTAACCTTACATCGTAATCAATTTACTGCATATAAAAAAGGTGCATTATCTAAACTTTATAAAATAAAATATATTGATTTATCATTTAATAAATTATCTCAAACTTCACTAAATAATATATTATTAGATTTACTAGAAAACTGGAATTCAATTAAACGTGGAGGAGTTACAGTTAATTTAAAAAGTCAAAATGGTGGTGTAATTCCTACTCCATTTGGGGCTGGAATGGATGCTGCTAAAACTTTATCAAATAATGGTTGGAGCATTGGAATTTCTGGTGGAATTCAGTCTAATTTGTAAGTAAATTCAGGATAATTAAATGGCAGTTATAAACAATCAAGGATATCGAAGAGATTTAAATTTAGAGGAAACACCTGATGATGGTGGAGCATTTGATAACCTGGCAGGAGCTGGTGCTGCGAGTGATATAAGATTACTTCAAAATAATTTAAGAAATACCTCAAGGGTTGGTTTTAATACTATCAGTAATAATTTCTTTTCATTTGCATTTGATAGAAAAATAGGAATTAGCACTCTTACTTCTTCTCAAAAAGATCTTGCAAATACAGTTATTACGATTACTTTAACTGAACCTTATGAAGTAAAAAAAGGACATTTAGTTGAACTTAGAAATATAACTGGAGTTTCTTCTGCAGTATCTTTAAATGGACAGTACTCAGTTCAATCTGTAACCCCTGATTTGAAAGTAATCACTTTAATTAATTCAGTGATAAAGTATACAAATACAAGTGATTTTTCAAGTGGAGTGGATTTTGTACTTAAACCTCAAGATATATTTACATTTACAGACGGTGATATCGTTGGATTAAGCACTGATATAACTTTTACAGTTGGTGGATCTACGACTAGTCTTACGAAAAATAATACTTATTTTGTTGTTAATTCAAATGGAGTGAATGAATTTAAACTATCAAGCACCTCTGGTGGAAGTGCCATTGTTATTGATGGAATTTCTCCTTCAAGCCCAGATAATTTTTCATTTATTCGATCTGATGCAGTTTATCAACGAGAATTAATTAATTATATTGAACCAGAAATACAAGATTCTGGAGAGGAGGGTGATGATTTTAGATATTTGGATGAATCAATAAATGATACTTTTGATAATACCATAACTAATATTGAAACCTCTGATTTTTTTGCTAGTAAAAAATATAGAGGGGATCAAGATGTTACTACTAATGAACAGATTAAAACTGAAGGAAATATTTCTCTAAATGATCCAGTCAATAATATTACTGGTAACGGTGTAGATAATTCAAATGCACCTGGAATTTACATTGGAAACACTCGTGCATTTTCAAGTGATAATAATCCTTGGGATAAAGTTGGGGCAGCATTAACTACATCTTCAGAGGAAGTATCAATTGGTGAGTTAGTTTTTCTTGATGGCACTGTTTTAAATGGCAGTCAAGATGGATCAATGATTATTGAAGGAATTAAAAATGATATAACTTCTGTATCTGGCCAGAGTGCAGATAGTTCCTTATCTGGTGGAAACTTTACACATAAATTACCGATCAAAGTTCAAGATGAGAATGGAGACCAAGAAGTATATTACCTACTCCTATCCAACACCTAAACCAAAATCAATTTTTAAATCCAAAAAAGTCGGAAAAAAAATTTCGGTAAAAATTTGACTCAAAACCTTTTTTAAGTTGTTGCTAATATTTTAAAAGTTCCTGTTGGTGTTTTAATATCTATTGTTCTATTGACATCAGTTGACTGTCCAGTTGTTAAATCAGTTGCATTATTGGAAGAGGAATTATCTTGTATAATTAAAGAATCAAATTTTAAATTACCACTTACAATTCCTAGATCCTTATGTGTTGGAATAGTATTTAATCCTTCGTCACTCGCATTAAATGGTGGTGAAGTATCTGTTGGTGGGCAGCATAATGTATAATCAACAGTGTTTTTGGAAGGTTCTACTGCTGTAAACTGTGCACCATTAGGAAGAGATCTCGTAATGCCAGTATTTAAAGTTATTGTAGTTCCTTGTACGTTGGTTACTGTTATGCCATTTTCACCAAAATATGACCCTTGAAGTTCCCAGCCTATCGCAACATTTTTTGCGTCAGTAACAGTTACTATTCCTACTCCTTGATTAAGGGTACTGTCAACATCTGAGATTAAACACTGTACGGTTGGAGTGTTATCAATACGATCACAAAAATTTTGTAAAGAATTATCTCTTAATCCTTTTGAGTCATAAAAGAATACATCCTGATTTGCACTCATACTAACATTTGTACTTAAAGTTAATGACTCACCATTATCAGCAATTAAGTCTACTTTTGTGAACGAAGGAATATTAGCACCGATTGCGATCATGCCTACCTGAACATCTCGATGTCTTGTTGACATTGAAATTGGATTTGGTCTAAATGGATTTGTTGATGCAGATCTTGTAATTACAGGACTATTACTTGTACTACCGACACGAACTCTTCTTACAAAACCACGATGATTAATAAATCTAACTGTTTCTGTAGCAGTTCCAGAATTAAATACAGGAAGATCTAGAATAACAAATTCATTATCTAGTATACTCTTTACTCTTGCAAAAAATGGGATACTTGGAATAGTGGTATCCTGCACTCCAATGACGTAGTTACCAACTTCAATATTTGTTGTCATAACACCGCTAGATAGTTCTAAAACAGTAGACCCTCCCGTTTTTATAACACTTATTTCACTTCTAGTAATTTGTGTTAAATTTTGTTTTGGCACGTATTTAATATCTACCTTATTATTGGTGCTTACTTTTACATAATCTTCAGCATTTTGTGACCCTATGTCTGTGCCAATTCCTGAAGTATTTGTCCCACCAAAAAGAACAGAATTATCGTTATATTTGTTAAAAACACCTTTAACAGCGTTCGAAAAATTATAATCTAAACTGAATAAACTGGTATATCTTAAATCAGCTGTACTTGCAAAGTTTCTTTGTTTATAATTAAAATCTATAGATTGAACGATATCCTTTGAGTCGAAATTTTTATGATGAAAATAACGATATCTAATTCTATATTTTTGATATGCTTCTAAAACTTGCGTTGTTATTGAATGAGTTAATGGAGTGGAATTGTTTAAATCTCTAAAAAATGTTAAATTTTGATTAGTTATAGCCCCTGTAATTGAATTTGTTGAATCAGAAACTAATGTAATAGTCTGATTTGCTTTACTGAAAGATTCTATCACTGCTCCATTGACAATATTTGAATTTCCTGTCACACTCATACCAATACCAATAGTATTCATTTTTTCAATGAGCGATGAATCTACTGTGAGATCATTTCCTGCAGCTGCAGCACTCACTTGAAAAATTGTAGAAATTCCAACCCTCATATGCTCTGTATATGTTCCTATTCCAGATGGTGATATTATATTTTTATTATTATTCTCTTGATATCCAACCTGTTGGAAATCCATCGTGAAATATCCAGTAGAGGTAACTTGAAAATTTACTGGCCCAGTTATTGTAGGGATAAAATATCCCTCCCACTTTACACCTGTATTACTTTTAGCAGATTGTGGATGAATTTTTGTAGAGTATGCAAAATCACCCTCTTCCCAAAAATTATCATCAGGTAGTAATCCATTAGTTGTAACTCCTACAAAAATATCTGCTTCAGGAAGATTTGGATTTACGTTATATTCAAAATTAGCATGCTCATCAAAATTTATCTGATCATTTTGATAATATTTTGCAGTTAATCCATTACCACCTGCTAATCTAGGCTCTCCTGAAAAAACTTTAATTTTATCTAAACGATTTTGATATGTAATTCGAGGATCAAAAAATTCCTCTGACTGCCCATCAGGTGAAACAAATTTTTCTGCACTTCCAGCAATATTTAAATAACCTTCGTTTGTTAAACCATTTGCAAAAATATTTTTAATAACTTTTAAATCATCTGCTACAAAAGTATTTTCATTATCATTAATTAAAGTATCTATTAAGTTAGTTAAACCTTCACTTGGACTTGATAAGTCTGAAAAATCTTGATCCCTTCGAATACCAATTCGATTGAATGATTTTTGTAATGATCTTCCTGCGGTTTCGTCTTTATATAGTGCCATTTTTGATTATTTATGCTACGAGGTGAAATGTTAATGAACTTTTATTCTTAACTAAAACCACATCAGTAGTAATAGTTGTTTCTCCTATTGCAGAAATTGCAACTGTATCACCTGCGGTTAAATTTAGATATGCTGTAAAGTTCACACTTGATTCATTATGTGAAGAATAATATCTGATGTAATTATTAAGACTTTGATCTGTATCACTATCAGTTCCATTAATTCTATATCTAAATCTAATATTTGTTCTCTGGCCACTACCTGTTCCTGATACAAATCCATTAAATGTAACCATGTAAATTCCATCGAAAGGAACAGTCACATCAGTTGCAGTGTTTGTAAATCCACCATTTTCAAATATTTCAGTATTTGTCTGTAACCATGATACTTTACCAGCACTTGAAGTGTTAATATTTGCAGTGTTACCTGATGCTCCTGTGTATTTCGCATATATACCACCTCGAATACGAGCATTACTTGCTATATTTAATTGAACTACACCATCATGTGTGATACGTAATCTCTCATCAACAGTAGTGCCCCCTCTCTTTGAGGCAATAATAAAATCAGAACTATGAGTAGTCCCTTCACCAGGATCTACTGCTCCAATGTAAACATTACCAGGATTAGCTGTAGAACTATTTCTAAAAGTTCTAAATTCAATTAAAGATACTGTCTTATGTGTAGTTTGATCGTTATTGTTTATTACTAAACCAATCACTCCCGATGGAATATTACTATTTGTATCTGAACCAGTCCATTGATATGTGTTGGCATTTTGTTTACGAAATGCTCCATCGGGATTTTCACTATCTATGGTTATCATTCCATTTGCCTCAATATGTAATCGTTTGACATAAGTTGGAGCATCACCTAGATTAGTTGTATGAACAAAAGTATCAAAATATATTTGAGTTTTTCCTAGTCTGAGTCTTGATCCACCACCACTTGCTCCAGCAACATTTGATCCACCATCAGAGGCACGAATCATTGACGTTATATATCCATTACGATTAAACACCATTGAACCTGCGTTACTGCCAGGATTCATTTCAAGAGCTCTTGAATTATCAGGACATGTAATTAGTACTCGTCCATCAGATTTGATACGAACTGCCTTACTCTCTGAATTATTTTGAGAAACACTTAAAACTAAAGATACATCTCTTCCAGCGTTACTAGACATATCTGCAACTTCTTTTTCAACACTAATACCAGTATAAGCATATGCTCTACTATCTGGAGACATAAAGAAACCAGCAGTTTGAGTTGTGGTATTATCATTATCAGTGTTCCACAGCATAATTTTTGTCTGACCACCATCATTTTTTTGTCTAACATCTAATATTGATTGTGGAGTACCAGTTCCGATACCAAGATTACCATCATCAAGAAGACGCATCTTCATACTATTACTATCACTTGCTGTATACCATTGATGAGTATTATCAGATGTTCGATATAAGTTTAATGTTTCACTATTATTCTGAGCATAAAAGTAAATACTACCATGAGTGGCACCATCTCCTTTTGCAGTGAGTTGTAAAACCCCTCCAGATTGTGAAATATTTCCATACTGACCAACTACGTATGGATTTGTATCTACTAATTTAATATTAGGTGAAACACTCCATATATCGATTTCTCCTGCAGGATCATCAGTTCCGATACCAACATTACCATTACCATCAATAGTAAAATAATCATTAACACCAAATGCATCGCTCTTAGATATTTTAAAACTTGCTGCACCACCGTGTAATCCAGCAATCCAATCTTGAGTAGGAGTTTTAAACCTTACCCCTACTTGATTTGAACTATCTGTATCTTCAATTAAAATTTTAGGATTGCCAGGATCAGTAATATGTAATTTTTCTTGAGGATTATCAGTTCCTATACCAACTTTGCTAGAAGAAGGATTAGTGGCAGCAGTTATATTTCCACTTGTGTCGATGGAAAGTGCATCTATATGAGATGTTGTTCTTTGTATTTTAAATTCATTACCACTTGTATTTGTAATTCTCCATTTGTCAGCAGCATCATCACCTTGATCAGCAATCAAATCTATTCTTGCTGCACCTCCCTCTGGGCCAGTTATTGCTAAAGTATTTGCACCATCAAAAGTTAATTTTCCATCGGTATTAGTTCCCACTTGGAGTAGACTACCAGGATCATCAGTTCCGATACCAACTTTACCATCAGACTGAACACGGAATAACTCAGTTGCAGATGCTTTTGTTGTATAATCTTTATTAACTGCAAAATATGCATTGGTATCATCATTATTAGAATCTATGAATAGATTAATATGATACCTTGAACCCATATTTAATGAATTTTCACTACTATTTCTCCATATCGTATCTTTAGTAGTTGTAGTACCATCAAAGAATATACCTTTATCATTATCAAGTGATAAATGTCCAGTTGTTATATCAACATTTCCACTTGAGTCGATGCGAAGTTTTTCAGTTCCGTCAGTTTCAAATCCCAAATAACTCTTATCATCAGTATTATTTGCATCATAATCTGCACTTAAAACAAGAGCTTTAGTAGAAATTATTTTCGATCCTATTCCACCTGCATTTCCATTACCTAATGCAATTGCTGTAGTGAATCCAGCTGCTGCCTTTACAATTGTCAATTTTGAATTATCTATGGCCGAAGCGGTGCCAATAAGAACATTAGATCCATTTGATTCATTGAGTCCTAACCTACCATCTGCATGTATGGTTAATTCTGCACCACCAGTTCCATTATATGTGATTAGAAAATCTGAATCATTAGAATCATTTGTAAAATATTGAAAAAGAGTATCATGACTATTATCAAAACGTATTCCTGAACTGCTACCACCTGTCCCTCTAAGGTGTAAGAGTGATTGTGCGTTATCAGTTCCGATACCAACTTCACCTGTATTCATGATGCGAACTTTTTCATCTTCATTTGTTCCAAAAATAATTGCTCTATTCGCAGAATTATGGTATATGTTTAATCCTTGAGCATTAAGAGCAAAAGCAGCATTATATCCATTTCCATCTAATTTTAACTGCCCATTTGCAGCAGTATCCATATCAATATCTTCATTATTATTTGATTGCTCTATTCGACCAGTTGGTGTGATCTCAAGTTTTTTAGTACCTGCTGTGGAAAATACATGAATATTTGGACTACTGGTAGCGTGTGGGCCTCTTGCATTATACATATCTGTTCCTTCTTCATCTTCAATAAAAACTCCATAATCATTAGTAGAATTTACATTTGCTCTTATTAGATATGCATGTGTACCAACACCAATTCTCATTCCAGAACTTGCAGCATTAGATATATCTAATGCATACTGTGGATTTGTGCTTCCGATACCAACAAAACCCTGATCATCAACTGTAACTTTCTGTGATGCACCATCATATAATCTAAGTAAATCTCCACTACCACTTTGAGTAATCGCAACACCAACTGTAGAATTATTTGCTGCAACTTCTACTTTATCTACTTCGGTTAAATTTGTGTCTAATGTTGTTGTGGTTCCATTGACTGTAAGATTTCCATCTATTGTGACATTCCCAGAAAAATCACCATCAGTTCCAGTGAAAATTCCAACGAACTGGGTAGCGGTGATTATTCCAGATGAATTTATATTGTGGGTGTTTACATTTGATAATGTATGAATACCTGCACCTACAATCTTCGTGAACGCCATATAACTTTGACTTTTTTACTATTTAGTGTATAATAAATAAGATACATGTATTATTTAACGAAGATGGAACCTGACAAAATGATGGAAGATCTGAATGCAAAAAAAGAAACTTTAGAAGCACAATTAACTGATTTGGAAAAAACTTTTAATCAAAAGAAAGAACATTATTTAAAAATATTAGGTGCAATTGAAGCATTGGAAGCTCTTGATACATCAGTTCCTAAAGAATGATAAATAGAAGAAGACTTATATAAGTCGTTTCTGGTAAATACCCAATATAATAAATGGCAACACCTTTTAGGTTAAAGAGATCGTCTGTGACAGGAAAGAGACCTGCACTTACAGATCTACAAATAGGAGAATTAGCACTTAATTTTTACGATGGTCATCTGTTCGCAGAGAGAGACACTGGAGGTGTCGGCATCGGAACGACCATTGCATTATTAACTCCTTGGAGAGAAAATTTTGGTGGTGGGTCGATTACTTATGTTGGAGTCGTAACAGCAAACACTTATCATGGAGACCAAGTAATTGGAACTCCTGCAGGTGGATTTAAGTCAGGAGCATTTACGATAAACAATTCGGATCATACAAAAGATTCAATAAACGAATTAAATTTTATATTAGGAAAGTTAGTTCCAAAAGCACCAGATACATTTGATGGATTAGCATTATCTTTAACAGGAACTGCTGGTGTCGGAAGATTATGCCAAGGATTTACACCAACAAATAATACAGGTGGTTCAGCACCATCAGCAGGAACTCAATATACAAGAAATACAGATAGCACAGTTTCAACAAATTTCATTAATGATGTTGGGCCAGGAGATGCTGGAACTGTCACTGGATTTGTAAACGCAGTTGGAGTTGGAACTACAACATTAGATTCAGGCATTAATAATCATATATCAGATGCAGTTCAAATAGCAGATAATAAGGACGCAGCACAATCAACAAGAAACACAGGTATCACATCACAGTTCTATCAAACATATGATGTTAAGTTACTTGATGCAGCATCACCTGATGGATTTAATAAAGCATTTTTGACTCATGGTTCAGCAACAACTGGCGAAGTTTTCTGGTATGAGGATCCAAGCACAGTTTCTGCTCCAGTAATTTCTTTTGGTTCTGTAACAATACCATCACCAGGCGTGACTACACATTCATCAGGAGTTGCACATTACACAAATAGTGCATCAAACGCATTCACATATGTTTTGACAGTTACAAATGCGAGTGGTGATATGTATACTCAAAATACCTTCTTGACTCAAGGTGGTGGTGATGGGGGAAACGCATTTGCAAATTCAGGAAATAAAAGTTATACAAATTTTGCTGGTGGAACAAATCCACCAACAAAAAACTATGGAGTTGGAACTGGTGTAACAACACTTATATCAAGTATTCCAAAAAATAATTTACATACTACAGTTACTTCGAATCATTTCTCAAGATACGATGCAACCACACCATATGGAACTCATTCCAACCAAAGAATTAGTTTTAGCACACCAATTAATATTATGAGTGGTTCGCATGGTTCTAAAATTCTTGAGACTAATATATCAAGCACAGTTGGAAATGGAAATAATGGAGCAAGAGTTCCCGCAGTATCTAATACAGATAATCCAAGTCAAACTGGTGCAAGTTATAGTTGGAATGTTGCAGATACTGTTGCAACATACGAGGCAATAGTTAGGGGTGGAGTTCTAAGACACGATCAAACTAATTATTCTTCAGGGTATTTACCAGTTGGCCCAAATTATTCATCTGGTAGAAGTGGAATACAATATTACCAACTTCAACTAATTACACCAAATGTTTCAGAGTTTAATATTGTTGTAACTGGTTCTTATGGTGGTTGTTGGGTATGTATGCCTGACAACTCATCTTGGACGACAGGACTAAGTGATACAAACGGATGGGCAGATATGTTCACTGCCTATGGTGGATCAGGTGTCCCAAGAAATGCTGCACCAGGATGTGCGTCAGGAACAGTCATGTCAGGATCGAATGGAACATTCAAATGTGTATTTGGAACTGAATCATCATCTAATGATACTAATAATCGAATTTTAATTCGATGGAGACTGGACACAGCTGATTCAATCACAGCAATGTCATATACTACTACATAAACGAGGTAAAGAATAGTGCCAGCATCACAAGAACAAAAAGTTGATTTTCTACTCAAAAAGATAGGTTATAGTGCCTCGAAAACTGGTATCGCAGAAGATTCAAGTTTAACTGGTAGTACCAAGAAAGCACCTTTTGCGGAAGCAATACCATCACCATTAGTTCTTCCAGCATCAACTATATGGTCAGAGAGTGGATTTATATCAGCAACTCCACCATCATCAAATACTGCATATGTTGGAATCTATACTGCTGCAAATGCTTATAGAATGACATATGATAATACTGTTGGTGCAGCAAGAAGAACTTTTATAGCAAGATCTTCATATGGAAATCAATCATCATCAATTGATGGAGATTGGATAGACACTCAATTTGGTGCAGATTATATTGTTCAGGTTTATAAAGGAGATCCAAATTCTGGTGGTGTATCTCTACAGCAGGCTGGTGCAAATGCGGGAACTGATGGTTGGTTCTTTGATTATTCTTCAGGTGTTCTCAATTTTAATGGAACAAATCTCCCTTCAGGAATTGGAACTGATAATGTTTATATTTTAGGATATCGTTATATTGGTAGAAAAGGAGTTCAACCACCAGCTGGTATCGGAACATTTCATGATCTTATAGTTTATAATAATTTAGATGTAGCAGGTATAGCAACACTTGGATCTGGTAGTTCTGGTCAGGCATTATTACAATATCAAGGTACAACTAGATTAACTACACAAACTTGGGGAACAAGGACAGAAGGAACAATTCAGGCATTAAATGGTAATGTTCAGCAATATAAAAGTGCTGCTAATGATACTGGTTCTTTACTTTTAACAAATAATACGGGAAATGCTTTTGAAATAGGACATACAAGTTCAAATAGTTTTATCACAGGACACGTAGGAAATATAAGTATCAATGCTCCCACAGTTTCAATTAGCACAAACTTTAGTGTCGCTGGTGTCACGACATTCTCCGATGAAATTAAAATACCTGATAACGTAAAAATAAAAGTTGGAACACATGAAGATATAGAAATTTATAATAAGGGTAATCTTTCGATAATTGCAAATAAAGCTTCTGGTGCTAGTTCAAATAATAATCCACTCCATATCTTTAGTCACTTTGACATAACTCATGGTTCAGGTTTTTCTCAATATTTTAAAGTTGGAAATTTAGTTGGTCAGGAAAGTGTTGGAGCTGGTGACTCTGCATTAAATTTAATAAGTGGAGGAGCTGTTGAGGCATTTTTTGATGGCATTAAACGTTTTGAGACAACCAGCACAGGTGCAGTTGTAACTGGAATATTAACAGCAACAGAAGCAACTTTAGGAAGTATTGGAATTAGCACAGGAAGAATTACAGGGCCTGCAATAACTTATATTGATCCTGCAACAGTCGGTGATAATACTGGATTGCTTGTAGTTAAAGGTAATCTTCAAGTCGATGGAACTCAAACAATCGTCAACTCATCTGTAATGAGAGTGACTGATAAAAACATTGTACTTGCCAAGAATGCTACCAATGATGCTGCTGCAGATACTGGAGGTATTACAGTTGAGAGTGGGGATGGAGATAAGACTTGGCAGTGGTTAGACGCAACAGATTCTTGGACATCATCAGAACACATTCGAATTTCTGATGATAAGGTATTTGGTTTTGCAAGTGATACAAACACTTTTATTAGTAGACCAGCTGCTGATACAATCACATTCACTCACGGTGGTAATCAAAGAGTTCACATCTCTCCTACTCAAACAAGAATAGGTTCACAGGCAGCAACTGACACAACAAGTCATAATATTCAATTAAGTGGTGCTGCAAATAATGATTCTATTCTTTCATTATACAATCCTACAAGCGATCAATATGAGAGTGTAAGACAAGGATTTTTCTTTAAAAATAGTAATAATAATGCAACTGAGTTTGCAAGAATTCAATCAACTGCTATGGATACCACAGCAGCTACAGTAAAAGGAGATTTAAGATTTTATACAACTAATGGTGCTGATACAACTAATTTAACTGAAAAACTTCGCATTCTATCAAACGGTAATGTCGGTATAAATTCCACTGCACCTTTTTATAAGTTAGATGTTAGGGGATCTGTTGGTGGATTTGATGATCTAAGAGCACCTCATAGTGATACAGTTAAAACATACACAGTTCTGGTCGCAAATAAAGATGCAACACATAGATATCAAGGACAAGGAAGTGCTAAAGGATATAAGATAGACGGAGAGTTTTCACCTTTCATTACACTCACACCAGGTCGCACATATAGATTTGAGCAGAGTGATAGTAGTAATAATAATCACCCAATAATATTTTACCTTGAGGCAGATAAGACAACAGAGTATACCACAGGTGTAACGTATTATGCAGATGGTGCCAAGGCAACTTCAAGTGCATATAACAGTGCATTTAATGCTGCCACTACAAAATATACTCAGATTGTAGTCGGTGATGAAACACCTATTGTTCTACATTATCAGTGTTACAATCACGGATATATGGGCCATGCGGTTCAGGTAAATTCAAATGTAGTTAATACAAATTATGATGCTTTTCTTAGAGGAAACGTA